AGCGTGAAAACAGTAATATCATCGGGGCATGGAAAATATGTGTCCGGGGCAGTCGGAATACTTAACGAGGTTGCTGAGAGCCGTCGTGTTGTATCGCGTGTGGCGTCGCTGTTGAAATCGGCCGGCATTGGCGTCGTGGAATATCACGACGAGACCGGCAGAAACCAGACCGCAAATGTCAACGCGATTGTTTCATTTCATAATTCACATCAGCGCGATTTGGATGTGTCTGTACATTTTAACGCACATAGCAAGACGGATGACCCGCGCGGCGTGGAGGTTTTGTATCACAACGATGCAACGCTTGCAGCTATAGTCTCGGCAGCAATCGCAAATGCATCCGGTTTGAGAAACCGCGGTGCAAAACAACGCACGGATTTGGGTTTTTTGCGCAATACGAGCAAACACGCGATACTGATAGAGGTCTGTTTTGTGGATTCAAGTGCCGATGCCGCTATCTACCGCGTGAAATTTGAAGACATTTGCCAAGCGATTACGGAATCGGTTAGCGGTGTAAAAATTGAGAGGAGTGATGAAGCAATGCAGGGTAGATACAATCGGCTGGAGGATGTACCGACATGGGGTAAGGATACCATCCTCAAGCTCATAAATAAAGGGCTTTTGCAAGGCACGGGTGCCGGGCTGAATTTGACCGAGGACATGGTAAGGATTCTGGTTATCAACGACCGCGCCGGGTTGTATGACTGATTTGGGGGCGTTAATCATGCTTAATGAAATTTTAGATGGGATAAGCGAAAAGCTGAAGAGCGCTTTTGGCGGCGCTTATAAAATATATGCAGTATCGGTGAAACAGGGCTCGGAAACGCCCTATTTTTTTATTCAGCTTATAACCGCCGACAGCAAGAGAATGTTGGGCGAACGCTTTTTAATGGAAAATCTGTTTTGTATTCAGCACTTTCCGGAACCCTCAGCAGCCGGATGTCAAAAAATGCGACATGACTTGTTCTTTGTTTTGGAATATATCACGGTTGACGGCAATTTGCTGAGGGGGACTAAAATGCGTAGCGAATTTGTTGACGGTATTTTGAATTTCTATGTCAACTACAATATGTTTGTTAAAAGGGTAGAGGAAAAGCTGCTGATGGAGATTCTTGAAACTCCTGATATTAAAACGAAAGGGTGATTTTGAAATGGAAAACGGAGAAGGGAAAAACGTACCGAAATTTAGCAAGGCACAACTTTTGAAATCTAATTGGTATAGTCATAGGCGGGATGTTTTGGAGGCACTGCTTGAAGACGGCAAAACATATTCTCATGCCGATGTTGACGAGCTGATTAGTAATTTTATGAAAGGAAAGGTGATGTAACATGGCACTTGGAGGAGGCACATTTTTAACGCAAAACAAGATTATGCCCGGAAGCTATATGAACTTTGTTTCAGCGGCAAGGGCAACGGCAACGCTCTCAGACCGGGGAGTTGCCACAATGCCCCTAATTTTGGATTGGGGCGTTCAGGGTGAAATTTTTGAAGTAACAGCGGGCGATTTCCAAAAGAACAGCCGCGCGTTGTTCGGATATGATTTCACCGCGCCGGAATTGAAAGGGCTGCGCGACCTTTTCAGAAACATCCGAAAAGCCTATTTGTTCAGGCTTGGAAATGGCGGCGCAAAGGCGGCGAATATTTACGCAACCGCCAAATACGCGGGTAAACGCGGCAATGATTTGAAGGTAGTAATTGCAAGCAATGTTGACGAACCCACGAGGTTTGATGTTTCGCTGTATTTGGACTCGGCGCTTGTGGATGCTCAGACGGTGGATAACGCGGCGGGGCTTGCGGACAACGCTTTTGTTGACTGGAAAAAGGACGCGGTATTGAAGGCTGAGGCGGGCATTGCTTTGGCAGCCGGCGAATCCTCCATGTCGACAAATGGCGATTATCAAACATACCTGAATCTGGCTGAGGGATATTCCTTCAACGCGATTGGTTGCCCGTCCAGCGAAAGTGCAATTAAGAGCTTATTTGCCGCATTTACAAGGCGGATGCGCGATGAGCAGGGCGTGAAATTTCAATGCACGATGTTCAACCCAGACAGCAATACGGATTATGAGGGTGTTGTTGATATCTTGAACCCCGTTACGGATGATGGCGCTGAGGAACATAGCGCGGTTTACTGGGTCACGGGTGTGATTGCCGGGACGGCGGTTAACAAATCGGTGCTGAATAAGGTGTATGACGGCGAATTTACCCTTGATGTGAATTATACGCAAACACAGCTTGAAAACGCCATAAAAGGTGGAAAATTCGCGCTTCACAGGGTTGGCTCGGACATCAGGGTGCTCTCTGACATTAACAGCCTTGTAAATGTTACGCTTGAAAAGGGCGAAGATTTCAAGCAGAACCAAACAATCAGGGTTATTGACCAGATTGCCAATGATATCGCCGTGCTATTTAACACGAAATATCTGGGCGTTGTCCCGAATGACGCCGATGGGCGAATCAGCTTGTGGTCGGATATTGTCAGGCACCATGAACAGCTGCAGACCATCAGGGCGATTGAAGATTTTAGCGGCGACGATGTCCAGGTTTATGAGGGCGACACAAAGCGCGCAGTTGTAGTAACTGACTATATTACGGTTGTAAACGCTATGGCACAGTTGTATATGACTGTTACCGTGGCGTAAGAAAGGGGTGCAGACAATGAACAATCCGATTATGAACGCGAAGGATGCGGTATATGGAACATGTCGGCAGTGCTTAACAATATAACAGATACTTTGAATAATATGGTTTCGGCGTTTCAGCGAGTTCAAGATGTGGCTGTAAAGACCTTTTCCACTATAACAGAACAAAGCAACGCTGCAACCACCGTGACACAACATTTTAAAAGTGAGCTAGAAAATGGAAAGGAAAAAAATACACCTATCGAGGTTACCCCTGTTTGGGATGTTCAAAGCAAGCTTGATGTATTTCAAAATATGGGAATTGACAGGCTGAACCTTGAAATGGGCTCGCTAAATGATATTACAAACGAAGTATTGAAAAGACAACAGCGTATTGGGGAACAGGCATTGAATATAGAGCTATTACCTAAGGAAGCTTCCTGGGATATAAACGCTACCAATCAGCGCATTGAAGAGCTTGGTCAAAAACTTGTGGATTTGCAAAATATTGATATCTCTATGATGGATGACGCTTCTGTTGCGCGCATGAACACAGAATATGAAGCCATACGGGAAAGCATGAACAGCATTATCAACTTGCAAGAGGGAATGAACGCAGCTATTGAGCAGGGTGACATTTCGCGTTTGAATGAGAGTTATGATCAATTGAACGTTGTTACTGAACAAGTTGAACGACGTGTTCGAGAGAGTTCAGCGGCGATTGAGGAAATGAACCGTATTGAGTGGAACACGCCGGATTTTGCGGAGGTTTTTACAGAGAGTGGATTAAAGCGCTTTAATCAGGAAATCGAGTCGGCAGCCGGAATGGTGAACCGCTTGACAAATTCTCAGCAGCAAATAAGCCAACTGACGGCAAAAACGGCTATATTCCCGCCGAATATGGTCGGCGATATTGATGGTGTGAACAGCCGAATCGAAAAAATCAGGCATACGATACAACTTATTGAGGCTAATAAATTGAAGGGTGTTCAGGCCGATAAAGTTAATAGCGAGGTTGAACAGTTAAGGCAGCATTTGAGCGAAGCTTTGAACTCACAGGATGCACTTAATTCCGCCATGCGAAATATGGACGTGTCAGCCGCCAATGCAGCATTTGATCGGTTTAATTCCGCTGTGAGTTCAACTGAAAGGTATATTCAGAATAGCGTTAACCAACAGGGCAGATTTAACAGCCTTGTTAAGGATGGAGAGAAAGCCGCTGAAAACTTGGGGAATAAAATAAACAATTTTGTCGGCAAATTTCTCAATATCTCAACGATTAAACAGGCCGCTGGGTGGATCCAAGATACTTTCTCAATGAAAGATGAGCAAATAAGGGTAAATTTCAAGCTCGCGGCTGCTCTTGACAATGCGGGCGCAGACATGAGCGTGTTTACCGCCGTTGAAAATGCAGCCGGGCAATATGCTATGTATGGCAAGAACGCGATGATGGCCGGGGCATCAGAGCTTGCGAAACATGTGAGCGATGAGAATGCCATAGTTTCTATGATGAATACTTTATCTAATTTCGCAGCGGGTGAGGGTGGGGCAAATGTTGATCCAGGGCAGATGGCCAATTACGCCGCGCAGCTTGGCGATATAATGGCGGGTTCTACGGATGCTCTGGCAGGGCTAGAGTTACGGCTGTCTGACGCGCAAAAACAAATATTTGAAACCGGTTCTGACATGGAAAAGGCAGAAGTTCTTGAGCAAATAGTATCTAGGTATGAAGGGCTTTATGATGTTATGGAAAACATATCCCAAGGCAAAATGCAAGCACTGAGTCAGACCTTCCAAGAAATGAAATTAAGCGTCGCGGAACAGTTATATCCCGCTATACTCTCGTTGTTTGACACCATTCAAGCGAATATGCCGAAAATTGAACAAGCCGTGAACGGATTTGTGACGGTTATTCAGTATGTTATTATTGGAATTATGGGGATAATTTCTGTCGCAGCCGTGTTATTTGATTTTTTTGCGGATAATTGGTCATTCATTGAACCTGTAATTTGGGGGATTGTAGCGGCATTTGTGGCGTGGAAGGCTATAACTTGGGCATTGGTAGCCGCGAAGTGGGTGCTAGTCGCCGTGAAGTGGGCACTAGTCGCTGCGAATTGGGCGCTAGTCGCGGCCATTTTAGCAAATCCCATTACATGGATTGCTGTTGCGATTGGGGTAGTAATCGGGGCAATCGTAGCGTGGATTAACAGTGTTGGCGGGCTAAAAGTTGCCTGGCTGATTGTTGTAAACGCGATCCTGACCGCCTGGGATTGGGTGAAAATCGGCTTTTTTACCGGCGTTTATTGGGTTATTGACCTTTGGGAAAAAATGAAGCTTGGAATGATGACGGCGGGAGTAGCAATCTCAAACTTTATGGGAGACATGAAATCTAATGTTTTGATGATTTTACAAAACATGGTGAACAGCGCGATTGACATAATAAACAAATTCATCAGTATTTTGAATAAAATTCCCGGCGTTAGCATTGAAACGATTGAACAAGTATCATTCGGAACACAGGCGAAATTACAAACTCAAGCCAAAAGACAGGTGCTGGAGGATGCCCTTGCCCAGCAACGCAATCAAATGGAAGCCGGTATTGCTGAACGCGCCGGAAAAATTGATACGATGAAGGATGAGGCACGGGCGAGAACGGATAGGAGTTTAGCTGAAATTGAAGCCGCAAGAGCGGAAGCGCAAAAGAAAGACACGAGCAAAATGTTTACAGCGGAAGATTATATGAATGGGATAGGAAATGTAGGCTATGAGATAGATGACATAGGCAATAGGGCAGGCTACACGAGCCTCGGCGATGACGAGACGCTTAGCGGCATTGCCAACGACACCGCTAATATTGCGGGGAATATCACTGTGATGAAAAATACAGGCGAAGAAAATCTGCAATATTTGCGTGACATTGCAGAGCGTGAGCAAATCAACCGATTCACAACAGCCGAAGTTCATGTTGATTTTGGCGGCATTACAAATAACGTGAACTCAGAGATGGATTTGGACGGCATCGTTGACTATATCAACGATGGTATGAGAGAAGCGATTGAGATTACGGCGGAAGGGGTGTATGCGTAAATGTATGATATTTATCTTGATAGAATTCTTTTGCCTGTATCCCCTTCTCAGATCCAATTAAAGGTTAAAAATCAAAACAAAACGTTGATGCTAATAAATGAAGGGGAAATAAACATAGCAAAAAAAGCGGGGTTATCTGACATCTCTTTCAAGGCGCTGCTTCCGAACTCGCAATATCCGTTTGCCAGATATGAAAATGGGTTTAAAAGTGCAAATTTTCACCTTGAGCATCTCCAAAAGTTAAAAACGGACCAAATCCCATTTCAGTTCATTGTTGCCAGAGCATTTCCAAACGGGAAAACAACGGTTAACTTTGATGAAGAAAATCCGTTTGTTTTTAATAAGTATTCATTATACAGCACAAATATCAAGGTCACTTTGGAAGACTACACAATCAATGAGGATGCAAAAAACGGTTTTGACATGGAAGTTGATGTAAAGCTGAAGCAGTTCAGGCCGTATGGGACAAAGACGGTTCAAATTATAGAATCGCCGCCACAGGCAGCAGCGCAAGGCGAGCCGCCAACAGCGATAATTCAGCCGGAAAGGCCCGCCGAAACCGCACCGCAAACAAAAATATATACCATCGTGAAGGGCGACACCCTCTGGGCGATTGCAAAAAAATACTATAATAACGGGAACGATTATAACAAAATTTTTGAAGCGAACAGAGACAAAATATCAAACCCAAATCGGATTTATCCTGGTCAAGTGATAACCATACCATAGGGGAGGTGTTAGGTTGAAATTTGAACTGATAATT